GTGGTCATTCGGGTCTTTGCGATAGCCGTAGGACGCGAACGAGCCGATAAATTTGCCTTGTCGGCGCTTCAAATCAAGTGATGCGCGAACCTTGTTGGAGATGTCGCGGGCGTATTCATCATTTAGAATGTTCTTGAACGGCACGACGAGATTGTTCACCGAGCGTGGGTCAAGATAGCTGTCCACGCTGTCGCTGACCGAGATGAAACGCACGTTCAGCAACGGAAAAATGTGCTCTAGATATTCGCCGACGCCGACATAGTTTCGGCCGAAACGCGACAGGTCTCCTTGTGTCAACAAAGAACCAAAAAATTTTGAAAAGCCGGAGGACGTTTTAGGGCTGTATACCCGCTGCGCCCTCCGACTTTTCATCAGGAGGATTATGCCTCGAACCTGTCACTTAAATCAAAATATGCTTCATATTGATGGACTATGTGAAGAAAGCCCTCATAGCCGGTTTCGCTAATGATTTCAAGATTCTTGTCGCTGGCCAGTTCAGTGTGACCAATCATCGCGCCAAGAAGCCGTAAAGCGTTAAGCACTGCACGCTGATAATGGTATCTCTGTTCCTGTCGGCATACCCGTGCCACCTCACTATTACCGCTGATCTTTCTGTTTCTCACATCTGCCATCATGCTCAGAGACAGAAGCACACTGCACACCCGATCCTGTAAGTCTGCGGTAGGGTTATCTTTGAATGTCAACTCCATAAGTTATCCTCCGTTTTTGCTTGATTCTCCATCAGGGCTGCAAAACAGTCCTTAAATTTCCAGACAATCTCAACCTGCGAATCCTGATAGATGTAAACATCCTGAACAAACGCCTGTACCATTTCTTTGGTGAGAGATAGTGCATCCTGGTACTGGCTGCTCAGTTCCCTCAGTGGGTTCTCTGGAGCATGAGCTTCTTTCTCCAGAGTGGCCAGAGCCATTTCTTGTTTCTTTGCGTCTTCCTCCAGATCCTGAACCGTTTTATCAATCTCAGCCTTCTTCTTAAGATAGCGTTCCTTAATACAGTCTCCGGCAATGTAACTTTCGTACAGATTCAGCTTTTCCTGCCGATAGCGTTCCTGGAGCTGCTGCAGTCGAGTCAGTTCAGCTATACCGGCGTTGATTCTGCCTGCCCTTGTAAATTGTAAAGCAGATTTCTGGTTTTCTTTTTGCTGATACAGAGCCAGCATCTGCTGAATGGCATGAAGTACAATCCTCTCAATGTCAGTCTCCATGAAATGCTTTTCCCGTGGACAGGAAGCACCCGGATCGGATGCCGATTTATCGCAGAGATAATATACAGCACCTTTTCCGCCGGTTCGTCTTGTCATTATTCGATGACATTCCGCACACCGGACAACTCCTTTCAGCGGGTACTCCTGCAATTTATAGTTGCCGCGTGTTTTCCCAAACTTCAATATTTCCTGTACTTTCTGAAATTCCTCATGGGTTACGATTGCCTCATGCATATTCTCTACCACAATCCAATCCTCTTTATTGTTCGGAAGAGATTTCTTGACATTGACGGCAGCTTTGGATCGTTTATGCCCAACTGTCGCCCCAGTGTATTCATACTGATGCAGAATGCCCAGCACCGTATGGTAATTCCAGCCATTGCTTTCTTTCCTTTTCTGGAAACGGTTCTGGTCTGGATGTTTCAGACGGAAGTAACTGCCTGGTGTCAGTATGCCGTCTATGTTCAAAATTTCCGCAATCTGTCTGGTCTTTTTTCCTGCCAGTGCCAAATCAAAAATTCTTCTCACCACGGAAGCAGATTCCGGATCAATCGCCAGCTTATTGCGGATGGTCGGATGAAACCGGTAGCCGTAAGGAGCAATACTGCCCACATACTTGCCCTGCTTCATCATTTGCAGCTTTGCCGTTGTAGTCTTTACAGACAGGTCTTTGCTGTAGGACGCATAAACAATATTACGAATCACCACATCCATTCCGCTGGTAACGCCTTTATAATCGTTGCTGTCGTAACCATCATTGATAGAGATGTACCTCACACCCAGAAACGGGAACACACATTCCAGGTAGTTTCCCATCTCCGTGTAGTCCCGCATGGCTCTCGAAAAATCTTTTGTTACGAGGACGTTCAGTTCACCGGAGCGGAGCTTCTTCATCGTATTCTGAAAAGCTGGACGGTCAGTGTTTGTGCCGGTAAAACCATCATCTACAAATTCCGTTCGGGGAGCATCTTTTAATTCCTGATGCCGGTTCAGAAATTCGTGAATCAGAAGACGCTGGTGCTGTACACTGTCACTTTCCTCTTTGGATCGGCGCGTATCCTCGTCGGCCATAGACAACCGGATATAAATGGCAACTTTCGGTTCTTTCATGAGATCGCCTCCTTTTTCTTTTGCATTTCCAGAACGCTCTGGCACATTTCCTGATATACATCATCGTAATAAAGCACAACTTCCACAGCGCCATTTTCGTAAATCAGGACTTTTTCAATCATGGTATCCACCAGCTTCTGTGTCAGTTCTGTAGTGCCTGTGGCCGCCTTCATCATAGACATCCATTTGTTGTCCGGTGAAATAGAATCCAGAAATTTTGCCCGGCGCTGAACCGCTTCGTCCAACAGCTGGCTCAGGCGTTCATGTTCTTTTTCATAGGTCTTCTTAGCGAAAGAATATTCTTCTTCATTCAGAATACCTTCAACATAGCTTTCATATAACTTGCTTCGTTTTTGATTCAGAGCATTCAGTTTCAGGCTGATACTGGAAACAGCGGCATTGTACTTTTCTTTAAGGTTACTTTCTTCCTTGCTTCCTTTTAAGATGCCGAGCAGACGCTCATAGTTGAGGGCAATCCGCAGCTGATCTTGTATGACAGTGAGCACCTTTTCATTCAGAACATTCTGCCGTATATAATGCTTTGTACAGTGTTCGTGTCGGCGTGAGGTATAGGTGCTGCACGCATAAGACCCCATCCATTCTTCTGGTCCCTTTTTGTCAATCCGGTGTCGGCGGAAGTACATTCGCTTTTTGC